TCTTGGCCGTGTAGTAGGTCCCTCGGGATACCCCGCTGATAAGCGTAGTACCTCGAAGTCCCATCGGCGTATTGTCGATGACCATACCGCTGCCTGGCAGGCGGTATGGTCTGGTTTCGTTGCTAGTGGTATTTCTCAACAACATGGTTGTTGGGCATTCCGCTCCTGGGTGACTAGGAGTGGCCCTCGGGGTGTTGACTGGATTTGCGATCGTGTGAAGGCGATCTGCACGTCCATTCGTGACGTTGCGCTCACGAACCGCCAAGTCGAGCCTGTCGAGGAAGTGCCCATACGTCTGCAAAGTTGGCTCCGGCGGCTTGCAGTGGCTGATACGCGTCGCGCCCTCGCCTTCACGAGGTGCGCGCGCGCGTTGCCTAAGCCATCTAAAGCTGCAACTATGCAGGCTCTTTACAACCATGCCACTACGCTTTCTTCGGGTGGTGAAGCGAGTGATGCCTCTGTGCATCAACTGGAGCGCTACACCTATTCCCTCCTGAAGAAAGCGGCGTTGAGAAAACGTACCGTAAAACGTGTGCCTTCGAGTAAGAATGCCGTCCTTGGTGGTCCAGGGTCGAAGGGAGGTTATGATGGTTACCTCCAGAAACTCGTGACCGATGAGTTGGCCTGGCCTCTCACAACTGACTCCCGCGAGGAAGTCAGGGGTGAGGCCGAGCCTCCCATCGAGGATCTCGAGTCTCTGTTCAGATCTCTGCGTGGATCTGTTCCTACGAACCCTGCAACTGACCATCTCCTTGGACGGGCCTACAAAGCTATAGATCGCATCCGTCTCCTTGAAAGTCCAGATTATCCTGTCGGAGCCGACCCTTGGGACGACTCTTGGATCAGGACCTGGGCTGTAGACCGGGCCATGGAGTACACCGAGTTCGCTCAAGCATGTGGATGCTTGAAGACTATCAGTGAACTCGCCATGCCTCCGGTAGTCGAGACGGGTCTGGGCGGGCTTCGTGTGGTAGCACACGAGGCCACGGTCATAGCTGAGCAGGGCTCTAAGGCACGCATCATTACCGTCCCTCCTCCTGGTGTCTTTACCCTTGGGGATATGGTGCGTCAGAGAGTCTGGCCGGCTGTCTTGAAGAGCGACAGTCGTGCCCGACCATTCATCGAGTCCGTTTGTGACGAGATGATGGTCAAGGACCTCCGAGGCAACAATCTCACCCTGGGTCAAGGTGAGGCCTTCTTGTCGGCGGACCTCACTA